CCACCGCCGTCGTCAGCGGCTCGAACAACTGGGCCGTCACCGCAGCGCACGCCGCAGGCACCGGCGACTATTTCGACAACAAAGGCGTCTCTGGCACAAACCTCGCCGCCTCCCGCGCCTCCGGCACTGCCACCGACACCACCAGCGCCCCCACGATTACCGGCGTCCACCCCTTCTATCACCTCAAATCCTCCAGCCCGATCAGCGCAGCCGCGATGGTCACCGCGATCGAAAACGGCACCGCCACCAAAGTCATCGCCGACTCCACCGGCACGCTCACCATCCCCTACGCGCCGAGCGCCCAATTCCTCGCCATCGCCTACCCCAGCACCAGCACGACCAAGACCCGGTATTTCGTCACCGCGCTGGATAACGGCGCGATCACCGTCGTTTTCCAGCCCGTCACCACCCTCAGCGTCACCACCGCACTCTGGACGCAGAGTTACAAAATCCACACCTCCAGCGGAGCGCTCACAAACTCCGCCGCGAACATCGAATTGAGGAACTCCTGAGATGCCAACCGGAATCGAACTCTCAGCCGGAATCGTTGTAGGAGCCGCCAAGCCCATCGATGCCAAATATGGCCCCTACGCCAGCACCGCCGCTGCCCTCGCCGACATCACCAGCGCCCTCCGCTACAAAGGCCTGACCATCGGCATCGAAAGCGGCAGCGCCGTGGTGGAATACTGGTTCCGCGACGGCATCACCAATGCCGATTTCGTCGAGAAAATCATCCCCCTCGAGGCCACAAACATCATCGGCCTGACCGATTTCATCATCGCCTCGGCCCCCGGCCTCTCGATCAACACAACGGTCCGCGTCGGCACCGGCGTTGCCACCACCTTCTTGATCGACGGCCTCGTCAGCTCCGACCCCGAGCATGTCCTCGTCGCCCTCAACGGCGTGACCCAAACCCCCGGCACCGACTACCTCGTCAGCGAAGCCACCGGCACGATCACCTTCGACTCCGCGCCCGCCAGCGGAATGCAAATCTCCTGCACCGCCCTCGGACTCCGCACCGTCCAGCCCCCGATCGACCCGACCCTCTACCTCTACGCATTCGACATCAGCGCCAACGGCCTCACCACCTACAGCGGCCGCCTCCTCAATGCCGACCGCCCCGCCGCGCCAGCACTCCCAGAGACCGCCACCACCTGGACCGTCAAGCGCAGCACCCTCAACGCCGCCGGCCAAATCCTCGCCACCGCCTCCGCCGTCGGCTCGTGGGCTAACCGCACATCGCTCGCCTACTCATGACAACGATCAGCGAATCCAACATCCGGCAGACGCTCGATCTCTCCTCGTTCGATCTCACGCTCCCGCCGAGCGTCGTCGAATACCCAACCCGCTCCGCCTTCCCGAGCGTCGGAAAAGCCGACCGCCTGTATATGGCGATGGACGAGGGGATGCCATACCGCTGGAGCCCCTCGGCGTCAGCCTATGGCTTGATGATCCCGGTCATCGACGCCGGCAATTTTTGACAATCACCCACCCACGAACACCCAACCAACCACCAACACCACCTAATTAGTCATGCCTAATCCTATCATTCGTATCAAACGCGGTTCCGGCACGCCGGTCTCGCTTCAAGTCGGGGAAGTAGCCTTCGACTCCACAAATAAGTCATTTTTCATCGGCACAGCCGAAGGCGTCCTGCCAATCGGCGGCGAGCACATCTTCGCAAAGAAGACCTTCGTTTCTGACGCCGTAGCCGCTGAAGCAGCGCTTCGCAGCTCAGGCGACTCGACACTCACCAGCAACCTCTCGAGCGAAATCAGCCGCGCCACCGCAGCTGAAGGCGTCATCGCCGCAAACCTCGCAACTGAGATCAGCGACCGCGCCGCCGCGATCAGCTCAGAAGCTTCCGCTCGTAGCTCGGCAGACACGACCCTTGACGGCAAGATCACGACTGAAAAAGGCCGCATCGATGCGATCCTTTCAGCCGCTGATGCCGACAAAGACAGCTTCGCCGAGATCGTCAGCTTGATCAATTCGGTCGACACGACCAACGATTCCGTATTCGCCGGTTATGTCACCTCGAACAACGCCGCCCTCGCTTCCGAAGTGACGAGCCGCACCAGCGCCGACACCGCCCTCGGTGGCCGCATCGACACCGTCGAGTCCGCCGCGACTGCACTCGCCACCCGCGTCACCGCAGCAGAGGCAGACATCAACACCGAAGAGTCCGCCCGCGCAGCCGCCGACACGACTCTGCAGTCAAACATCACCGCCGAGGCGACAACCCGCGCCAGCGCTGACACGACTCTGCAAAGCAACATCACAGCCGAAGCCACCACCCGCGCTTCTGCCGACACCAGCTTGCAGACCAACATCACGGCAGAGGCAACCGCCCGCGCCAGTGCAGACGACGCGCTCGACGCTCGCCTAGACAGCCTCGAGGCCAGCATCGACGGCGGAACTTACTAAGACCGCAACCACTCCCCGGCGGGGCGCTCCATAGCGCCTCGCCAAGCGGGGGAGTTAAAAATCTCCGCTGAATAAAAAAGGCCCATGCCAAATCCAACCATCATTCCGAAAAAGTCGGTCCAAGCCTCCGCCATACCGACGACCTCGCAGCTCGCCCTCGGCGAGATTTGCGTGAACCACGCCGACCGACGCATCTATTCGCGCAACCCCTCCACCGGCGAAGTCTACAAACTGGCCGGCACCAAAGACGCCCCCGATCGCGTGTGGGCCTTTGACCTCTCCAGCGACGGCACCACCACCTTCCTCGGCTTTCTCCTTTACTCGGACTTCCCAAACTCCGGCTCGGTCTACGACAGCGCCAACTGGGAAATCTCCCGCACCATCTTCAACGCCTCCGGCACCACATCTCAAGAGGCATCGGTCACCGGCGCGTGGTCGAACAAAGGGAATTTGAATTATGCTTAGCCCTCTCTACGGCCAACTCTCCCCCCTCCGCGTGCCGACCTCGATGCGCTTTATCTCTAACGACGCCGATGTCGTTGCCTATGTCCTCGCCGTCGAGGCCGCTGACGGCGACCGATTGGAAGACGGCGTGATTTCCGCTTACGACTCCTTCATCACCGGCTGCAAAACCGACAGCATCTGGTCTGCTCTCAAAGCCTCCTGCATTCTCGCTGGGGCAAGAACGCTATCTGGCGCGCTTGTTCCACTGGTCGGAACCGCACCAACCAACGCAAATTTTGTATCGGCAGACTATAATCGAAAAACTGGCCTTAAAGGGAACGCCAGCACAAAGCGACTCAAAGCCAATCGGTTGGACAATGTTGACCCGCAAAACTCAAAGCACCTCGCTGTTTATCAGACGGAAAGCGAAATCCGAACAATAAATGTACTCGGCACAAAAACAGCTCTTGCATCGCCGAATACAACAAACAGCAGCGAGCTTTTGACTGCCACTGGAGCAGGCTCCAATATCCGAAGGTTTCGCGTAAACTCAACGGCCGCAGGAGCCGGAGTCACCGACACACAAAATACGGTTGGCTTTTGGGGAGCAAGTCGTAGCGGGAGCACTAATGTGGCTTCTCGTGTCAATGGGGTTTCCAGCAACTTTTCTGCTACATCAGCGACCCCATCAAGCGGTGCTATTGGTGTTTTCAGTCGCGGCGGAGATGCAACAAGTAATCCGACCGATGCGCGGATTTCTTTTTATTCCATCGGTGAAAATCTCAACCTTGCACTTTTTGACTCTCGCGTCAGTGCGCTCATGACCTCTCTCGCCACCGCCATCACATGACACTCGCCGACCTCATCACCCAGCCTGTGAGCTACACCGACGCAAAAGACCTTGCGCTCGTTTTCTCGCCCGAACTCGCCTCGCAACTCGCCGCCGTGCAAGCCGAGTATGGCAACCCCCGCCATGTTGCCAACCCCGTCGATCTTAGCGATGGCCGCAAAATGCTCTGCGCCGACCTCCTCACGGAAATCGGTCCCGGCGGACTCTACGCCCAAGGATTCGCGCACCTCCCCGTAGAGCTTTTCGCTCAAGTAGAAGTCATGCCCATGTCTCAAGTCCTCCCGCTTTTAATCCAACCCGAAGAAGAAATCTAACCCACTACCAAACCAATGCTTGAACAAGTCTCCACCTCCGTCAAATTCCTCGCTTTTTTTACCGCCAGTAAAACCGGCAAGACCGGTCTCACCGTCACCATCGACATCTACGACCCATCGGGTTCGCAGATCGTGACCGGAGGCAGCGCCACCGCTCTCGGCGGCGGGCTGTATAGCTACACGCTCTCGACCAACAACAGCGCCGAAGGCGAATACGCTGCCATTTTCAAAACCACGGACGCCACCGTGGACGCCCAGCACATCCCGAGCCTCTGGGTCCTCGGCCGCGCAGGAGTCGAAAACCTCGACGCCGCCACCAGCTCGCGCCTGCCATCCAGCAGCTACACCGCCCCAGCGAACTCGGACATCTCGGCAATCAAAAGCAAGACCGATGCACTCCCCAGCGATCCCGCAGACCAAAGCCTCGTCGAGTCCGCCATCTCCGCCCTCTCGATCCCGACCGTAGTTCAGATTCGCACCGAGCTAGATTCCAACTCCACCAAAATGGCGAACCTCGATGCCACGATCTCGAGCCGTTCAACCCTCACGACCGGCGACCTCCCGAGCGTGCCTAGTGCCGCCTCGGTAGCCTCAGCCGTCCGCACCGAACTGACCGAAATCTCGAACCTCGATGCCAGCGTCTCGAGCCGCCTCGCAGATGCCGACTACACAGCCCCGACAAGCGCCCCGACAGCCGCCGCTGTGGCCTCCGCCGTGCGCACGGAATTGACCGAGATCAGTAATCTGGATGCTTCGGTGTCGAGCCGACTTGCCTCGGCGTCTTACACAGCGCCAGCCAACTCAGACATCTCCGCGATTAAGAGCAAAACCGACAACCTCCCGGCTTCGCCCGCAGCGGTATCCGACATCCCGACCACCGCGCAAATCGCCACCGCAGTCGAAGGATCGCTTCTCAACGAAGGTGACGGCCAAGCAGTCCTCAACGCAATCGTAGGAGCGATCGGCAACCAGAACCTCTCGGAAGTCTCGCTTGTCGCAGCCATCCGCAGCGACCTCGAGCGCACCGGAGGCAAGATCGACAGCATCCCGACATCCTCGGCGCCATCAGCCTCAACAGTGGCCGGAGCTGTGCGAACTGAACTCGCAACAGAACTCGGGCGTCTGGATGCCTCGGTGTCTTCGAGACTCTCGCCATCCGGCACGCTTGCCACGGTGACAAACCTCACGAACGCGCCGGCATCAGTCACTCCCGCCGACATCTGGGACTACAATGCCCGCACGCTCACCAGCGCCAGCGGACCGACAGCGGTCGAGATTCGCCAGGAGATCGATGCGAACAGCTCAAAGCTGGATGTCGCTATCAGCAGCCGCCTCGCAGGCAGCGCATACACCGCGCCAGCCAACAGCGATGTCGCCGCGATTAAGGTCAAAACCGACGCCCTTGTCGTGGAGCGCCTCAATAACTGCGCGACCACGGCCATCGTCGGAAATCTCCTTGCCCAGGCTAACTCATGACGCCCGACTCCGCCCTCGGCATCATAAACCACGCAGCGCGTCAGGATGCCACTTGGCACCTGATCGCGCTCGTGGCGATCGGGCTCGTTTTCGCATCGATTCTCTTCCGGTGGTTCACCCGCCGCCTCGAGCGCGTGGAAACAAAGATGGACCAGCAAAACGAGGAATTCGTCACGCACCTCAAAACCGCCAACCGCGAAATGCTCGAAGTGATTTCCAGCAACCAGCAGACCACGAACCGCGCCATCACGATCATGGACCGCCTCGAGTCCAAGCTCGACCGGCACAACGCCTGACCCTTTGACACCTCCGCAAAGACGATGAAAGCAATCTTCTACATTCTCGACAGAGCGGCCGAGTCGTCTTCCTGGAGGGGTGCAATTTTGGTGGCCACGGCTCTGGGCCTGCGTTTGGAACCCGAGCTTCAGAACCAAATCGTGGCGGCCGGTCTCGGCCTCGTGGGATTGATCAATCTCCTGCGAAAAGAAAAATGAACCCCAAACAGGTCGCCGCCGTGCTCATGATCCTCGGCTGGCTCTTCCTCGCAATGGCATTCCTCACCTCCTGCGTAGCCGTCCCGATGCCTCCCTTCGGCGACCGGATCGGCGAGGCCGGAACGCTCCACATCCGCGCCACGGTCCGCTTCGAGCCACGCCTCAGTGAAAGCGAAGCTTCCAACCGCGACCTATGGCACGCGTTCGGAAAATTCCAAGAAACCCTCCCGGCGCTCAAGGACAAATGATCTCCCTCCTCGCCCGCTTCTTCATGTTGCCAAAGCCCGCGCAATCCCCCGCGCCCGCGCCTGAGCCGAAGCCCGCGAAGCCAGCATCAAAGCCAGCCAAAACCTCCGGCACCCTCAAGCCCGAGCCGAAATACTACCAGCAAACCAACAAGCGCACGCCCAACATCTCAGCGGGCCGCGTCATCAAGCCCACCCACATCATCGTGCATCACACGAGCGGAGCCTACGCGGGCAGCGTCTCCTGGTGCTGCGATCCCGTCAGCAAAGTCAGCTACCACTGCATCATCGCTCGCAACGGCAAACGCACCGCCCTCGCCCTCCCCACCCAACGCACCTGGCACGCCGGCGTCTCCTCGTGGCAAGGCCGAAAAGATGTCAACAGCTTCTCCATCGGCATGGCATGGGAAGGCGACACCTACCAAACGCCGCTCAGCGAAGACGCCCTCCTCAGCGCCGTCGAATATCTCCTCCCCATTCTCCGCGAAAACAACATCCCCCTCGCAAACATCCTGCGCCACGCAGACATCGCCCCTGGCCGCAAAGACGACTGCTCCCCAGCCGCCCACGCCGCCCTCCTCGCGGCTCTAAATAAAGTCCTTTAGGGCAACAACGGGCAACACTCCAGCAAGTCATTGAAAAACAAACCCGAGAAAGCGACTTAAAATCCGTTTTCGCGAAAGCGGAGTGCGGGTTCGAGTCCCGCCGCCGGCAGAGTGCTTTACATCGATTTG